GTGACAATTACGGAGAAATCCATCTTTATTTGAATAATCGTGGAAATCATTTGCCATTTGACCAACAAGACCAGTTGTTGGAACTACGATTAAAATTTTCTTATGTGGTGGAATTTTTTCTAAAAGATATCTAACACACATGTAAATTATCAAAGACTTACCACTTCCAGTCGGAGAGATGAGTAATGTTCTTTGCTTCAATAAGGCATGCTTTACTGCATCTTTTTGATATTCGTGTGGGGGTATTTCGCTACCATCACTATAGCATTTTGTTCTTTTAAAGAAGTCTTCTATATCTTGTTCATTGAATTTTAAATTTAAATTCTGAACTGGTTCATATTGAAGTTTATATCCTCGCTCTTCGGCAAACTTAAACAAGTAGTCCAACAATCCAACATAAAGAGTATGGGTAAGAGTATTGAAAAGACGAATCTTTCCATCCCATAGTCTATTTTTATATGCTGGTGTAAATTGATAATTAGGAACCGAGAAGGTGAAAAAGGAACTTATTTCCTTAGCAATGCTTTTTTCACAGTCGATTTTTAAATTAACGGCATCTACTTGTTTTACTTCAATCATTGTCCCTGTGTAAATTTAATCCAATCAATTGCAGAACGAATATTCCAATTCCTCTGAGAAATTACTTTAACAAGATTTTCTAGGTAGTTTACCTTTTCCTTTTGAAGTTCAACTTTATTTGATATATCAATTATTTGTTGATCGCTATCGATGAATCTATCTAGATCCTGTCGAAGAAGTGCAAGATCAAATGGTTCCCAACCAAGATCTTTTAGTTGTTCATCTGACATCTTGCCAGAATAATACAACCACTTGTTCTTCCTTACTATATTTAGATCCGATTCTAACTTCTTCAAAATCAGTTTCTCGTCCAACATAATAGACAGATACTTGTTATGAATTTGTGGTGTGCGAAGACTTTCAACATCCAAAGAAGATGGATCAATCTTCATATCTTGTTCAGCCATAGTTCGAATTTCACTTAGTTTAATTGACATGCTTAGATTATATCACATAATCGGCAGAAATCAAGAGGGACTATAACTTCCAGTATAACCAATATTTTCTGCAATTGTATGTATTTCGTATCTAACAAATGAGAATGTTGCAACTGCTTGAACATATTGTGTATCTGGCGCAGTAGAATCAAAATCGATTCCAGTTAATGATATTGGAAATACATCATAAAATTGAACATTTAAAATTGGTTTATATGAACTGGATAAAACATACATCATTGCTCCCGACACCTTTTGATGCTCGGGTAAAATATCTTTATAAGGATAAGTATCAACCGACAAATCTCGGATCCAACTGTATATTTCTAACCAATTACGCATTTCTTCATCGACAGAAAATGCAACACTCAAATCACCAAATACATGTCTTGTTCCTGGTCGTTTGATATCCATTGCAGTGGGATTTGATTGCAATGAAACACCCATAGAAATTTCTGGTATATTTGCTCTTTGACAAAAATAAGTTAAATTAGGAGTTCGTGTTAGCACAAATAGAAATTTATTTCCAGTTAATCTATTTCTATTTGACGGATAAAATTCATTTCGTAAAAGTATATCGCCTGGCAAATTATTTAAAATAGATGCCGGAAGTGAGTTGATATAATCTTGTATTCCCATAATAGTATGTATAAAAAAACAGGGAGGGGTTTTGCCCCTCCCTGTTACTGAACCTTATTCAGTCTTTGTTATCAGACATATCCACCAGTCTGTCCGTGGAGATTATCAACGCGGAATAGACGGTAGTAAACATTACTTGCCTTATCGATACCAGATGCGTTTGTGGAGATTGCAGTTCTGCCCTTAGCAAATGGATTTGCAACCATACCGTAACGAGTCTTGAATCCAATCTTTGGTTGGAAGGTGTTCTGGTTTACTGCACGAACCATCTGTAGTGGAACATATGGGCAGTAGAAGAACCCTGCATCATAAGGAGTTGAACCCTTATATCCAAGGCAGACGAAGTTCTGGTTGGTGTTGACGAATGGATCGATATAAACCTTGATCTTACCATTTAGAACACCTGCGAAGACATTACCAGTGTCATCTACATTTAGATTTGCAACCATTGCAGGAGCAAGATTTAGGAAACCACCCATGGCGAGTGCACTTGCAACATCTGCAGAGCACACCATGAAGTTACCCTTGCCTCTACGGGTTTGCTTGGCGATGACATTTGCTTCACGCTCAATCTGGAACATTAGACCGCGGAATCTTTCTGCGCTCCAACGACCATCTGAGTCGCTTAGAATGTCGTAAATGCCACCAGTGCCGCTTGAGTAATTGGCAAGGTCTGGTTGCTTGCAACCAGTAGTTGCGACATAATACATGGTACGGATGATTTCGCGGTTGATTTCGTTGAGGATTTCGGTGCTAAGAATATTAGCAAGTTCTGCCTCAGCGTCAAGTCCGTGAACGGCCTTGAGGTCTTGTGCGAGTTCGGTGGTGTATTCTGCCTTGAGTGCTCTGGTCTTTGCTTCGACAGCAATACGCTCAATGCTGAATGCCATTTGCTGGAATTCTTGACCACCACCACCTAAATCTTCACCGGTTGCAGTTGCCATGCCTCTGAACACGGAAAGTGGATCGTTACCACCAGAACCGTCTGCTCTGGTTGGCCACTGCCCGCCGCCGGCACCATTTAGATTGAGGAATGTTCCACCTTCTAGTGGTGAGAATCCAAAGGTAATACCAGAAGTTGATCCTGATGCACCCGAGAATGCTGGATATGGTTCATCGAAGTGTGATTCGAAACCATTCTGTCCATCATACTTGCTACGCATTGCAAAGATAAGTCCGGTTGGAGCAGTCATTGGCTGCACACCGCAAATATCATATGCAACAACATTAGGCATTGCACGACGAACTAGTGAGATTAGGATTGGATCGTAACCTGCTAGTGATCCTGCGTTACCAATTTGCGAACCTACGGCAAAATTACCACCCATTGAATTTACGGGTGCAGCTTCGGTTAGCATTTGTGATCTCATTGCTTCCTTCTGGTTTTCTAGAAGTACAGCAGTGACTCTCTTCTTATGTACATCATTAATTTGCTCAAGATCCTTGTGTTCTAGCACAGGGTTCCACTTTTCTACTAAAGTATCGTATGGTGTTGACTGATTAAAATCCATTTTCTATTTCTCCTTTGATTAGTACTATTTATTAATTTACTGTTTTACGATTAGTTAACTTTAATTGGTTGCTGATGCTATGGATATACGCATCCATTAGAGGATCAGCACCAGTTGGTTTTCTATCTACATTTGTGGTTTCTTCGGTTAAGAAATTACCAAGTTTTTCAGATGAACCTTCAGAAGCAAAATAAGACTCCTTTAGAAGTTGAATTTTATTTCGGTATTGATCGACCGAATTGAATTCAATGTTCTCTGAAAGTTGTGCTAATTTCTCTACTTCAGTATCCGCAAGACCTCTGCTTAATTCCACAAATGATTCTGCACATTCATGAGCAAGAACTTTATTCTTGAGATCAATATTTTCCTTTAGAGTTTCATTTAATTCAGTTTCTAGTTCACTGTTAACTGTAAATAGATCGTCTAAAACATCATATTTTTCTTGTGGTACATCGATGAAACTATTTTCAAATAGTTCTCTTAGTCCCATCATGAAATTTTCTGCAATCTCAGTACGGAATCCACTTTCAACTGCAAGTTTATTTTCTTGCATCCATTCTTCCACCACATATGAAAGATACTGATCCATGTGATCGGTTAGTGATTCCGAAATGGTTTGAATGTTTTCTTCAATAACTTCTCTACTTGCTTCTAGAATTGCATTTTCAATTAAAGAAATCTTTTCTGATAATGCTGCTTCAAAGACTACTTTGAATTTTTCAACAAACTCAGGTGAAGCTTCGGTAGATTCGAATAGTGCATTTAAAGTATCAGAAATATCAACTTCTAGTTGATCCATTTCTGATTCTTCTTCTTCATTTAGTGCTTCTTCATCATCCACTTCGGCACCAACTGCGCCTGCTGGTGAAAGTGAAGCCATGTTCTTTTTGGCAAAATTCATGGCAGCAACGCCATCAAGTGTTCCTAGTTTTGCACCTCGACCCGATCCATCGTTATATAAATTTGTATCTTCGTATTCTGACACTTTGACCTCCGTTTTTTAATATTTAGTAATATCTATTTTTTGACAATGTAAACGACTGTACACACCTCATATATTTCTTAGGAAATGACTAAAAAGACTTAAAGCTCTTTCCTCTAATTTTCGTTTTGGTGTTTTTTTGAGTTTATGATGGTATTCTGAAATTTGTTGTTCTTTCAAAATGCCGTTATCCCAAATCCATTCCTTACCTTCCATAATTCCATTAACAAATGCACCAGGTGCAGATGGATCTGCAACAATATCAATTGCAGAAAGAGTAAAATCTTTTTGAACGATATTTACGCCATTAATTTTCTGCAACGATCCCATTCCTCTTGAAGAAACACCAAGGCAAGCACCTTCGTCAATTAGATTTTTCACAATAGCACCCATTGGGGTTTCTGTGAGGATTTTTGCCTTGCCGATAAAATCATTACCGCTTTTCTTCATTTCAGTTATCATGTGACAAACCTTATCAAGATTTACAGTTGGACTGGTGGGATGATTGAGTTCGCCCATCGCTCTATTTTTTATAATGTAATTATTATTATATCTTCCGATTTCCTCGGAAAGAATAGAAAGAGGGTACATTCTACCGTTACGATTAACGGTTTCTGCCTGAAGCATTATTCCTTCTATAAAATAGGACTTTTTACCGTCCTCACGAGCTTCAATCTCCC